CTCGCCGGTTAAGGCGGCGTTAGAGCGCAGTTCTTCTATCTTCTTCCTGTCTGGGTGGCGGTAGTTAATCAGCCACCTCGGGGTTTTCGTTAGCTTCCCGTTCTTTATAACCTGTACTCTGGTTCCTAGGTCAGGCTGGTTAGGAAAAGCGGCATTTAGCTCTTCCAATAGAACCGCCATCTTGCCCTGCCAATCGTCCGGCATCTCGTGCATCAAAACACGAGGCAAGGTCAACCAGCTTGCGTAGCTCAGGCTGAACCACAACCATAATGCTTCTTCACCTTTGCGCTCTAACACGTCGGTCGATCCGACGCCTGAGAGCGTGGAGGTATCTTCATGCTTTGTCATGGGCGCGGCTCACCTTTGCGTTATACGTCTCAATCCACTCCTGCACTTGCTTCGCTACAGCCAAGTATTCAGCGCTCGGCGTCTTACTGATCTCCTGCCCAGGTTTGTATGTCGCCCATATTTTGGCGCGCAATCCAGATGGCAGTTTGAACCAGTGCGCCTTACAGCCCCACATTTCAGGCGGCACTGCCTTGCTGCACCCCGGCCAATGGCAATGGTGCTTTCCGTCATGGCTTACGGCCTGTTTAACGTAGTCGGCTTTTTGTGCAATAGTCGTCATGTTTATCCTTCGAGCCGTATAACACGGCGTTCGTTCGGACGGCGCTTACGCGCCGCCGCACAACTTGGCGTTAGGCCCTGCACACTTCCACCACACGGCGGCACGTCTCAACATCAAACATGCCTATGTGGCAGTCCTTAACGTTAATGCCAATCTGCGAGGCCAACCATCCCAGTAGGACAACCCCGATATCTCTGTCTTTCAGGGAATGATTCTAATCTTTTTACCTCCACCTTAGTAGCCAGATCGCAGTATGTCGCTATGATCGTCTGTGGCGATCTTGACTCCGATCCTCTACGGATGGAGTTGTTCATCCTGCGCCATGTTTCGGTACCACGGTTAGGTTTTGATTTCATTTGGCCTCCGGGTTTACGAGTTCTTCTGGCAGAGTAAGTTTCTTTGGATCATGTAATTTTCCGACCGCCATGATCTTGCTTCCAGTGGAGAAAGTTCGCTCACACCAACCCCCAAACCCGTATCAGTCCGCCATTCCTGCTAACTTGCTTGGATGGGGTAATTCCAATGCATGTGAATCGTTTATCGTTGAATACGGCTCCCCATGCTTTCGGAGAGGTAGGAGAAGGAACCACGAATAATACTTGCCATGAGTGAAACTTCTCCTTTAAATCGTCTGCGGTAACTTTACCTTCACGGTCGGCAATCATCACCGCTTCATTACGAACAAACTCAAGGAACTCCTTGTTCCTGACCGATACCTTGGCAATCCCTTTATCACGTCTCCGGCGGGCTTCGTATAGGTTGAGTTGGATGGGTTGGTTCATGTTTCTTCCTGGTCTCTGAGGATAATTCCCTCTTCCGCTGCAATCTGCTGTGCAGTTTGTATAAGCCCCTGGAAGTCAATACTGGTCATGGTCTCAGGCGTGGTCGTGGTCCGGCGCGGGACATAAACCGTTTGACCTCTGAATGTGCGCGCTTCCCAACCAGTGTAGGTTCCCAGCAAGACCATGTGTTGCTCATCCGGGCGATAACCGAAATGTTCCGCTAATGGTGGGATGCATACACTCCAATAGTAAGCATTTGCTTGTAGGCTGCGTCTCTTGCGATACGGTTTCACCGTAACCGTGATCTTGGACTCCGCATCCCGATAACGCATGAGGGTAACCAGAAAAGGCTCCCAATCGGAAGGCTTGGTGATGTCCCATTGTTTCATAATGCTTCTAAGCGTTTTACGGTTTCTGATACTTCGTCCAGAAATTCCAATATTTCCGCTTCAAGATTTTCAATGTACTCGCTGTCACGTTCCACTCGTTTGATCTAAAGCTGTAAGTGCGCCGGAAGGCGTGGATCGAAGCTCACAAAGTCCCACCAGCTACGGCCAGTAATCCAGAGCGTTCCTTGAATCTGCGCCATGTGTTCCTTTGGCATTCCGTTTAACAACGTCTCGATATGGACGGCACTTTGGAATGGACATTTTATCTCAACCCCGCCGTCTGTCCCGATAAGCCCGTCCGGGCTACAACCTGCCAGTAATTCCTTATGCTGGATGAATCCGACCTCTGAAACCTTGTTGTCCGTCCTGAACTCATAAGCGATTCGGGCCAAAGGCTCAGTCTCTGTGCCATATTGCATGGCAGCATTGGTATAAGTTTCTTGGGCAACTCCCGTCAGTCTTTCAACCACAAGCTGTGCTTTGTAGTTCCGGCGGACAGCGGCCTCCCCGGATTTGATCGTGGCAATTATGTCCTTGAATCTTGAAGCGGTCGCCTTGCCCGCTCTTTCCTGAAACCATTCAATCGAACCCTGTTCCATTATTTCTTCTCCTTCGGCGGCTTCTTGCGCTTAGCCTCTGCCATAGCGATAGCTTGTTTGAAAGCCTTGACGGGAAGTTTTTCGATGGACTCGATCTTGAAGTAACGGTTGAAGGCTCCCTTGTCCGCGCCGACCTCATCCAGCAAAGTCGTCAGGTTGGCAACCTGTTCCTCATTGATATATTGGGTTCCCGCGGCCCCCCCATCGTCGTCTTCACCGCGAGTTGTGATATTGAGCAGGGCTGACATGACGTAGCGTTTCCCGTAAGACACGCTCGACCCGATGGCTTGGACGGTATTCTTGGAACCACTGGTATCAGAAGGCAGGGGGAGGCTGGTTTCCTCACGATGGCCGGCGCGGTGCATCAGTACGCCGGTTACGGTGATCTGATTTTCTTTGACTTCGGTGCGAAAGGTCATGGCGAACCCATGTTTCTGTAAGATAGGCTTTACCGCGTCATTGATGTCCTCGAACGTCGCGTAGGTAGACCGCACTTCATTATGAATCTTTATCTTTCCGCGCTCCGTGATTTCCGGTAATTCGGATTGCATTTCGGCCATTGCGGTGTTGAATTGCATCACCGCATCACGCGCCAAGATACGTTCTTGCATCGCAAGCAGGCGTTCCATTTTTTCGACATCGACATCCTTGGAGTGGGCTGCGCGTTCGATTACGCTGACCAAGGCCATCGTCTGCGCCTGTGGATCGGCGGGGATAAATTCTTGCTGTCTTGCTGGTTCAGTCATGTTCGTTTATCTCCTGCTGTTGCCGGTAGTCGGGTTCTTCGGGAATGTGGATCATGGTTTATTCCTCATGTTATCCTTTTGAGTGCTCGTTCTGCTCTCCCGGTGTGCATAGTTCTTTTAATGCTTCCACAGCCCTGTCCCTTTCCTCCTGACAGGAGATAAGCTGCTTCTCCATTGGCTCAATAAGCAAAGGGTCATCCGGTGCAACAGCTAAGTGCAAACGTAGTGCTTGTTGACAGGCGCGGAGTTGTTGAGCCAGATATATCTTTGTCGTCTCCCGCCACTTACCGTCGGTAATGGGCAAAGTGAATGGTGTATGACCATCGAATACAGGAGTGCCACCTTGAATCGGTGGGCGGAAATCGTGGGTGAGAATTTTGAAACCTTTATTTATATCTTTCATTTTCCCAAATCCTCGTCCGGTTCCTCAAATCGGTCAAAATACTTCTCCTGCTCATCCCGCTCCTTGCTGTAGAGTGCTAGTCGTCCGTCGTCCGTAATGGCATCCATCGCCTGAGTGATGTGCTGGAGGTAACGGTAGTTAACGTCTAGGCCGTTTATCATTTCTCACCATAATGAGGTATAGGATTTTAGCCTTATGGTACATCCACAGTGGTCGCACTCAATGAGTCCTCCATCAAGCATCTTGCCTTTTTCAACATAGCAAGTATTCTGCTCTCCACAATTTTTACAAACACAGTCATGAGAGTAATATTTATCATATTCATTTAAATCATCTATTTTCCTCTTGATTTTAGTTAGGCCGTTTAGCAT